GCTGTCCCAGCGACTCATGGATGTGCTGGCTCAGATCTCGGAGATCGAGAAGTTGCAGCCGGCGAAGAAGGGGACGGCCCTCGATGAGCTCCAGCGCCGCCGTTCTGAGAAGCAAGCCCCGGGTGCGAAGGGCTCCGCGGTCAAGTAGCAACGACGTTGACGACGCCACGTTCTTGGCGTCGAACTACGGGCTCGTGCCGGATGACTGGCAAGAGGACGTGCTCGAGTCGTGGCTAGGCCGCAAGAGCAACGATCGCTGGTCTGCTGCGACCTGCGGCCTGGCCGTCCCTCGGCAGAACGGCAAGAACGCTTTGCTGGAGATCCGCGAGCTGTTCGGCATGGTGGCGCTCGGCGAGAAGTTCCTGCACACCGCGCACGAGGTCAAGACGGCCCGTAAGGCGTTCCTGCGGATCGCGTCGTTCTTCGAGAACGAGCGCGAGTATCCGGAGCTCCGTGCGCTGGTGAAGGAGATCCGCAAGACGAACGGCCAGGAGGCCATCGTCTTGACCAATGGCGGATCGTGCGAGTTCATCGCTCGCTCTAAGGGCTCTGGTCGTGGCTTCACGGTCGACGTTCTGGTCTGCGATGAGGCTCAGGACCTGACTTCGGAGGAGTTGGCGGCGCTGCTGCCGACGATTTCGGCGTCCCCGACTGGCAACCCTCAGGTGATTCTGACTGGCACCCCCCCGAAGCCGACTGGCAGCCAAGGCGAGGTGTTCCGGTCGGTTCGCGAGGACGGCGAGGCCAATCGCGACGCAAGACTGGCCTGGACTGACTTCGGGGTCGCTGATGGCCCCCTCCCCGACTGCGAAGACCGCACTGTTTGGGCCGCAGTGAACCCCGCGCTGTTCGGTCGGCTGAATATCGCCGAGGTTGAGCGTGAAATCGCCCTAATGCGGTCGGATCTTGAGGGTTTTGCTCGAGAACGACTCGGCTGGTGGGGTGACCCAGACACCGAGACGGCCGGCGTGATCGACCTTGCTCAGTGGGCGGCACTAAAGGGCGACGCTGAGCCACCCGAGCGCGCCACTTTGGTCGTAGACGTCTCTCCAGACCGCAAGCGGGCCTCGATCGGGGTCGCCGCGGAGGCTCGAGATGGCCGAGTCCTTGTCATGGTGACCACCGGGCCAGGTGTCGCGTGGATCGTCCCTGAACTCGTCCGGTTGCGCGAGAAGCGCGACATCGTCGAGATCGCACTCCAGCCCACTTCTCAGGCCGGCTCACTGATTCCCGACATGGTCAAGGCTGGCGTGGAGTTTGAAGCGCTGACTTCGACCCAGATGGGCCAGGCATGCGCCTCGTTCATCGAGGGCGTCAAGCAGAAGAGGTTCGTTCACGTCGGACAGCACGAACTCGACGCCGCTGTCGGCAATGCCCGGACTCGTTTCTCTCGTGAGGCCGAGCTGTGGGACCGCCGCAACCGCGCGATCGACATTTCTCCCCTCGTGGCTGCCTCGGCTGCTGCCTTTCGTGTCTCCAGTCTCGCCAAGAGCAAGCAGTCTTTCGCCTTCTAAGGGGGTCTCGTGGTCGACGAAACTCCCGATCCTCAGAGCGCGAAGTGGTGGCTGAAGCGGCTCGAGGACGAGCTGATGGCCCGTTTGCCGGACATGCAGGCGTACCGGGAGCTTGTCGACGACGATCACGCACTCCCGGACTCGGTCGAGACCTCGCGCAAGTTCCAGCGGATCGCAGGCTTGGCGACCACGAACCTGACCGGCCTGGCTGTCGAGGCCACGGCTGAGCGCATGTCCGTCGAGGGCATTCGCATCGGCGACGAGCCCGACTCGGACCGTGATTTCTGGGACAACGTTTGGCAGCGTTCGGACTTCGACGCTGGCAGTCAGGACGCAATCACCGGCGCTCTGGTCTACAGCCGCTCAATGATCTCCGTGGAGCCTCCCAGCGGCTCATCTCGCTACGCCAGGATGCATTACGAGGACCCGCGCCAGGTCGTGCTGTCCTACCTTCCAGACGGCCGCCGTGGACCCGCACTGAAGGTGTTCACTGACGAGTGGACAGGCACCACTTTCGGCACGCTCTACACCGACTCGCTGATTATCAAGATGCAGCGCGAGGGAACGCCGGGTCTGACCGACGTTCGGTGGATGGCTCGCCCGATGCCGCGCACTGCCCAGGCCGTGACGCGCAACCCGCTCGGCGAGGTCCCCTTCTTCGAGCTCCAGAACAAGCTGACCGGCTCGATCCGCTCCGAGGTTGCCCCACTGGTGATCCCTCAGCGCCGCCTGAACCAGATCGTGTTCAACACCGACGCGGTCGCTGAGTATGGCGCCTTCCGGCAGAAGTGGGCGACCGGCATCGAGGTCCCCCGCAACGCTGACGGCTCTCCCGTGGCGCCGTACGAGGCCAACCTTGCGAAACTCCTGGTCGCTGAGGGCGCGGACGCCAAGTTCGGAGACTTCAACCCCTCCGACATGGCGCCGTACATCAACCTCGCCCAAGAGGTCGCGGCCCACATCTCACGCCTTTCGCGGGTGCCGATCACCTACTTCCTGTCGAACATCTCCAACCTCGGCGGCGACGCTCTGGCGCTGCTGATCTCGGGCCTGGTCCTGAAGTGCCAGCGCCGCGTGACGGGCTACGAGCCTGCGATCGAGGGCGCTGCCCGCCTGGCTTTGCGCTCGATGGGTGACCCCCGCGGGAACACCGCCAACATCGAGGTCAAGTGGGCCGACATGGAGACCCGCTCGATGGCTCAGTCTGCCGACGCGGCTCTCAAGCTCACTCAGGGCGACGACCCGGTCATCACCAAGCAGACGGCTCAGGAGAAGTACCTGGGCATGTCGCAGATCGAGCGTGACCGCGACGACTCATGGCGCGAATCCGCGCCCGTCGCCGCCGCGCTACCGACCCCATAGCGGTCGAGCGCCAACAGAACCACCGGCCCCGAAACGGGGCCGGACGATCCCGAAACGGGAGTCAGTATGACCGAGGCAGCAGCAGAGACGCAGGCCCCCGCAACGGAAGCCGGCGAGCAGGAAACGCCCAAGCCCAAGCCGACCGAAACGGTCGAGTTCTGGAAGCAGAAGGCGCGAGAGCAGGAGTCGCGAGCCAAGGCGAACGCCGAGGCTGCGCAGAAGCTCCAGCAGTTCGAGGATCGCGACAAGACCGAGGCGCAGAGGCTCACTGAGCGCGCCGAGGCCGCCGAGAGGCGTGCCGCAGAGGTCGAAGGTCGAGCCGTTCGGCTCGAGGTCGCGGCCGAGAAGGGACTCACCCCCGCTCAGGCGCAACGCCTGGTCGGAGAGACCCGCGAGCAGCTGGAGGCAGACGCCGACGCCCTGCTCGAGATGTTCAAGCCGGCCCCCGTGGAGGACTCCTCCGAGTTGGTGCCGTCTCTGGACCTCGGTACCCGTGGCGGCACACCGATGCCGCTCAACGGAGATCCCCTCGAAAAGGCTCTCCGCAACTCGCTCGGCATCAAGTGATGCCCAACCTTTAGGAGCACATCATGGCGGTTACCGCTGCCACCACCACCGGGGGCTTCTCCGGTTTCCTGAACCGGGACCAGTCGGCCCCGATCTTCAACAAGGCCGCCCAGCAGTCCGTCGTACAGCGCCTCGCCCGCCAGATCCCGCTGGGCATCAACGGCCAGTCGATCCCGGTCGTCACCGGCAACCTGACGGCCGGCTGGGTCGCTGAGGGCGCGCAGAAGCCTGCATCCGCGGGCACGATGTCGCTCAAGACGATGGACCCGAAGAAGCTCGCCGTCATTGCGGTCGTCTCGGCCGAGGTCGTGCGCGCCAACCCGGGCGACTACATGAACTTCATCCGCGACGACGTCGCGCGTGCGTTCGCTGTGGCCTTCGACGCCGCCGCCCTGCACGGCACCGCGACGCCGTTCTCGACCTACGTCGACCAGACCAGCAACTCGGTCGAGTTCACCGGCACCACGCCGGCGTTCACCTCCGTGTGGCCCGACCTGAACTCGGGCCTGTCGCTGCTCGTCAACGCCGGCAAGGACGCCACCGGGTGGGCGCTCGACTCCCGCTTCGAGCCCGTCCTCAACGGCGCGCTCGACAGCTCGAACCGACCGCTGTTCATCGAGTCGCCGCTGACCGAGACCGCTGGGCCGATCCGCCAGGGTCGCCTCATGGGCCGCGACGCCTTCGTTGGTCCCGGCGTCTACGCCGCGACCGGCAAGATCTACGGCTACCTCGGTGACTGGACCCAGGCTGCCTGGGGCACCGTGGGCGGCATCTCCTACGACGTGTCGACGTCCGCGACGGTCACCGTCAACGGCTCGCTCGTCAGCCTCTGGGAGAACAACCTGGTCGCCGTCCGCGCTGAGGCCGAGTACGGCTTCCTCGTGAACGACACCGCGTCGTTCGTCAAGCTCCAGAACAACGCCTGATCGGGGTTCTGACATGGCGAAGGTGAAGCCCGCCGAGGGCGTTGCTCAGACCGTGCTCGACAACGACGAGCCGGAGACTGCCAAGACGGCCACGCTGAAGTCCCCTTGGGGCTCGAAGGTGACCGTCGCTGCTGACCAGGCTGACGTCTACAAGGACGCCGGCTTCTCGGCCAGCAAGTAGCTGCAACACCAGACACCCCGGCCCGTGCTACGCGCCAGGCCGGGGTGTCTGCTCCAGCACCACCGTCTATCGAGAGGGCGAAGCGATGCCTGAATACTTCACCCTCGAGGAGTTCCGCGATCTCGGCGGCATGGACGACGAGGGCAAGTATTCGGATGCCACGATCGAGCGCGCTGCGGCCTACATCGTCGCCGTGATCGAGCGAGTCGTCGGCACCTCGTTCGTCCCCCGCACCTTCACGCGCACCGTGCCCCTGGTGAACGGCAGCCCGGCACTCTCGGCTCCGTTCGTGCTTGAGGTAACCGACCAGCAGGACGTCACCACTGGTTCGTCTTACCCGTTCGGCGGAACCAGCAACGTCAGCGTCACCTACCGTGCGGGCTACTCCGAGACCCCACCTGCCGACATCAAGGAAGCAGCGATGCAGGGCACTCGTGCCCGCGTCCTCGACACCGCCTCCAACGCCCGGATCAACGACCGGACCTCGCAGATGACGAACGAGGCTGGCGGCACCACCACCTACGTCCTCGCAGGCATGGAACGCCCGACTGGATACCCGGACGTTGACGCCGTGATCCTGGGTTGGCGACGTCGCCTGTTCGGGCTCGGCTTCATCTGATGGCCTCGACCATCGTCGTCGCGCTGCGTAGGGCGGTCGTGGACGGCCTCAGTGGCCTTCTCCCGGACTACGGCGACCGCCAGGCACTCGTTACGTACGCATGGGACCCCGAGGCCCGTGACAGCCTCCAGGTGTTCACAATGCGCCCGCGCGGTGACCACTCCCCCGCGGCCCTACGTGCTGGCCGGAACCACCGCAACGAAGAGGCCAGCTTTCAGGTCGTCATCCACGTCGAGGTTGCCGGCGCTGACGTTGAGGAAGCCGACAACCGAGCCCTTGAGATTGGCCAGGTCGTCGAGGAGTTCATCGCCGACCACAAGTCGAACGAGCTCGCCATCCCCGGTCTGAACTGGATCACCGTCTCCTCGTGGGAGATGAACGGCGGCCCTGCCGATCGCAGCGCCATCTCGCAGCTGATCTACACCGTTTCGTACAACGCACGTCTGACCTAGGAGCCCCGATGCAGAAGTTCAAGAGGACCGGCGGCCCGGTCGACGTCCCCGCGTTGGGGCTGACCGATGTGACCCCGCAGACCATCGTCGAGGTGCCGGCCGATCTGGTCGAGGGCTTCGAGGGTCGCGACGACTGGGAGCACATCCCGGACCCGAAGCGCAGTGCGGCGGCCAAGAAGGCTGCTGCGAAGAACGACGACAAGACTGAGGAGTCCTGATGGGCGCGCTCGATCAGCAGATCATGTTCGGCGACGAGTCCACCTACGGAACCCCCGTCGTCCCGACAAAGACGTTCGAGTTCAACTCGGAGTCCATCGACGACTCCTACGGCCGCACCGAGGGCGACCCGCTGCGTGTGGGCACCTACGTCAAGCGGTCGGACAGGTTCACCCCCTACTACGAGGGTGCGTCGGGGACGATCGAGTTCGATGTGATGACGAAGGGCTTCGGCTACTTCCTCAAGCACATGCTCGGCAACGTCGCCACGACCGGCCCGACCGAGACCGTGGTCTACACCCACACGGGCACGATGGCCGACCTGCTCGGCAAGTCGTTCACGTGCCAGGTGGGACGCCCGCTGCACCCCACTGGCACCGTGCAGCCCTTCACGTTCGAGGGCGGCAAGATCACCGAGTGGGAGCTCGCCAACTCGGTCGAGGGCAACCTCGTCCTGACGCTGACGACCGACTTCCAGCAGGTTCTGACCGCGACCGCCCTGGCGACCGCGGCGTACCCGACCGGCATGGAGAACTTCACGTGGGTTGGCGGTGTCGTGCAGATCGACGGCAGCCCGTACGACGTGACCGAGTTCAGCGTGTCGTGCAACAACGGCCTGAACACTGACCGCCGTTACATCAAGGGCGGCGCTGACAAGAAGGAGCCGACCGGCGGACGCCGCGAGGTGTCGTTCTCGCTGTCGGCTGACTTCGACTCCCTGACGCAGCGCAACAAGGCGGCTTCGGCTACCCGCGCGGGCGCCCTGGGTGCGATCACCGCGACCTGGCAGGGTCCGGTCCTGCTGGGCTCGACCATCTACCCGACGATCACAGTCACCATTCCGGCTGCTCGGTTCGACGAGTGGCAGGGCGCGAACGGTGGTCCCGAGGGGATCTCGCAGTCGTTGTCCGGCGTTGGTGCGTACGACGGCACCAATTCGGCGGTCAGCATCACCTACAAAAGTGCAGATGTGACCCCGTAGGTCATGGCCCGCTCGCAGAAGATCCGCAGCGGGACCGTCAAGGTCCAGGGTCTGCCGGAACTCTCTCGCGCGCTCAAGGCAGTCGGCCCCGAGGCGCAGAAGGAACTCAAGGATGCGGCCAAGTCGGTCGCCACGTTCGTTGCCAACGATGCTCGCGCTCGAGCGCTGGGTCTCGGCTCCACCGCTGCCCACGTGGCCCCGTCGATCAGCGCAACTGGTGGTGTCTCCGGCGCTGGCGTCGGCTTCGGTGGCGCGGCTTACCCGATGGCCGGCGGTGCTGAGTTCGGCGCTCTGCGTTTCAAGCAGTTCAAGGCGTGGCGCGGCAACGGCCCTGACGCTGGCTACTTCGTGTACCCGACCATTCGTGCCGACGCTGACCAGATCGTCGAGGAGTTCACCGACGCGGTCGACAAGATCATCGACAAGAGGTTCCCCGAATGAGCAATCGCCCCACGACCGCTCGCAAGCGGACCACCAAGACCGAGGCGAACCGGGACGCGGCCCTCAATGAGGGCATCGCCGTCACGGTCGACGGCAAGCTCTACACCGTCCGCATGGGCGACCTCTCCAGCATCGACACGATGGCCCTGCGTCGCGCTACCGGGTTCTCGTTCATGGGCCTCATGCGCGCCGCCCAGTCCGACCCCGACATCGACATCGTGGCTGCTCTGGTGTGGCTGTCGCGTCGGGTGGACGGCGAGAAGATGCTGGACTACGAGGCTGTCGCGGCCGAGATCGGCTATGAGGCCGACATCGACCTTGCCGACGCTGGCGACCAGGTGGACGACTCCCCGGAAGCCTGAGGCGGGTGCTGCTCAAGCAGCTTCCCGCCTTGACCCATTTCTACGGGCTGACCCCACGCGACGTGGAGGACATGAGCCTGCGTGAGGTCGACGAGTACCTGACCCAGATGGACGAGTACCGAGCGGCAGAAGAGAGGGCGGTGCGCAGTGGCGGGTAGGCGCATTGTCATCGAGTTCCTTGGCCGCGATGTCTCTGCCGGGAAGACCGCGACCGAGGTCGACTCCAAGTTCGGCAAGCTCGGTGGCCGTCTCCAGAAGGTCGGCGACGCCGCGGGCAAGATGCTCGTTGGCGGCGTGCTCGCTGGTGGCGCGGCGATGGTCAAGTTTGGCACCCAGGCGTCCGACCTCGCTGAGACCCAGTCGAAGGTCGCCCAGATCTTCGGCAAGGACTCGGTCGACGCCCTGGACAAGTTCGCGGGGTCTGCTGCGAAGAACCTCGGACAGTCGAAGCAGGCCGCCCTCGATGGTGTCGCCACCTTCGGCATGTTCGGCAAGGCTGCAGGCAAAACCGGCAGCGACCTCGTTGGGTTCTCCACGAAGATGTCGACGCTCGCCTCCGACATGGCCTCGTTCAACAACACCTCCCCCGAGCAGGCTGTCGAAGCCCTCGGCGCTGCCCTGCGTGGCGAGTCTGAGCCGATCCGCGCCTATGGAGTGATGCTCGACGACGCGACCCTCAAAGCCGAGGCCCTGTCGATGGGCATCTTGAAGCCCGTCAAGGACGCCTCCAAGATCAAGTCGGCGTACTCGACTCTGACGAACAACCAGGTGAAGTACAACGAGGCGCTGAAGGAGCACGGCAAGAACAGCCTTGAGGCGATGACGGCCGAGGCTCACCTCGGCGCGTCGCAGTCGGCCCTGGCGAAGGCGACAGCCGGCACGATCCCGCCGCTGACGATGCAGCAGAAGGCCCTTGCGGCTCAGTCGTCGATCATGAAGCAGACCAAGGACCAGCAGGGCGACTTTGCTCGCACCTCGGACGGTCTGGCGAACAAGCAGCGCATCCTCAAGGCGCAGTTTGAGAACCTGACGACCCAGCTTGGACAGAAGTCGCTCCCGGTGATGAACCAGACGGTCACGGCCGGACTGAAGATGATCGACTGGTCGACGAAGCACTCCACTGCCACCAAGGTCTTGGTCGGTTCGGTCGCGGGGCTTACCGCTGGCTTCTGGCTGATGTCGAAGGCCATCGCTGCTGCGACGACGATCCAGACCGTCAGCACGACCGTCATGGCACTCGCTGGCAAGGCTGCCCTCGGTACTCGCATCCAGCTTGGGCTGCTCGCAGTCCAGACGAAGGTCATGGCCGCCGTCCAGTGGCTGCTGAACGCGGCGATGACGGCGAACCCGATCGGCATCGTGATCGTGGCGATCGTCGCCCTGGTCGCGGCCCTCGTTATCGCCTACAAGAAGTCCGAGACGTTCCGCAAGATCGTCAAGGGCGGTTTTGAGGCGGTCGGGCAGGCTGCGACGTGGCTCTGGAACAACGCTGTCCGCCCAGCGCTTCAGGCGATCGGCAAGGCCATGTCCGTCACGATGACCATCTGGTCGAAGGTGCTCGGCGCACTGTCGCACGTCCCCGGCTTCGGCTGGGCGGGCAAGGCTGCCGACGCGATGGCGCGTGCGGCGAATGTTGCTTGGAATCTTGGCGATCACATCAAGAAGATCCCGACCAAGAAGGACATCAAGATCACCATCACTACGACGGAGAAGCGTCGTCTTGAGGCTGGTGGTTACGGCCCTTCGTACGTCGGTCACAACGCGCGCGGAACGAACAACTGGCGCGGCGGCCCGACCTGGATCGGTGAGCGCGGACCGGAGATCCTGGACCTCCCTCGTGGCTCCCGGATCATCCCGAACCACAAGGCGGCGGCTGCCGCATCTGGGGGCGGCGATTTCACTGCTGCTGCTCCGATCATTCTCCAGATGGATGGCCGTCAGGTCTGGCAGGGGTTGTTGAAGGTGAAGCGTCAGCGCGGCAACCTCTCGCTCGGCCTTGCCTGATGGCGATCCCGAACGTCAAGGTCGAGATCGCTTTCAATGCCGGCTACTCGACCCCGGCGGCCTCGCGCACCTGGACGGACGTCAGCGACTACGTCGAGGGCGACTCCGAGGTGGCGATCACCTATGGTCGCGCGGACGAGCTTGCTGCTGCTGACCCGTCGCGCATGTCGGTGACCCTGGACAACCGTGATGGGCGGTTCTCGCCTGGTCGCGCAGCCTCGCCGTACTTCCCGAACGTGAAGAAGGGGAAGCCGGTCAGGGTCAGCGTGACCTACGCCGGCACCCGTTACGACCGCTTCCTGGGCTACATCGACGAGTGGCCGCTTGTGTGGCCGGACGGGTCGCACGCGGCTTCAACGGTGACCATCTCGGCCACCTCTCGGCGCGCGCGTCTGGGGCAGGGCGTGCCGCTGTCGTCGGCGATCCGTGCGGCGTACCTGGCGACCAACCCGATCCGCTACTGGCCGATCGATGAAGACGGCGATGTGGTCGCCATCAACGATCAGCCGATCTACCGCAACATCGCCCCGCCGTTCTTTAACGACAAGGTGCTCGGCGCGTACGCACGACCTGGCTATCAGCTTCTGCGTAACGACGGGCTTCCTGGCCCCACTGACGAGGCCGGGCTGCTCAAGTTCCCTTCGTACTCAAACACCGCACTCATCGGGGCCGGCGTCCACTACGTCAGTGCCGGTCGGGTGATCGCCGTCGCCAACAACCTGACCGCTGAGTGCGTGGCGCGCGTGAGCGCCCAGGAAGACCTTTACTCCCTGGGCGAGCTGATGCGCCTCCAGACCAGCGACTCAAACTCCGCGATGCTCTTCTCGGTTAATAGCATCGGCTTCCCGGAGTTCAACGGCGTCTACGGCGAAATGATGTACCGCGACCCAGATACGGGTGCGGTGCTCAGCGATGTGACCGGCTATAACGCCCCCGGCACGCCGGCTGCGTTCCTGTCTGCCATTGACGGGAACATTCACCACTTCGCTATGACGCTCACAGGCGGCAACGTCGGGCGCTTCTACATGGACGGCGCCCTGATTCACACCCTGACTCTGGGGTCGCCCTACCTGTTCAGCCGCAACTTCACCTCGGTCATCGTCGGAAACGAATCGCTGAACACCGACCTTTGGATCGGGCATGTCGCCATCCATGATCGGGCGCTGACGGCCTCCGAGATCGCCACCCGGGCCGCTGCTGCCACGGCTGCCAGCGAGTCCGTGGAGGCCCGCGTGAAGCGTCTCGCGGGCTACGCAGGCATCCCGGCCGGCGAGGTGATCGTCGAGCCGACCATCGCCGCACCATTGGGCGCTCAGGCCGAGTCTGGTCGTGCACCCTCGGAGGTCATCGACGAGGTTGCGGCATCCACAGGCGGCATCGTCTACGACGACCGCACCGGCAACCTCGTCATGCAGGCGCGGAACCACCGCTACAACGCGCCCGTCGCCCTCAGCCTCAGCGCCACGCTCCAAGAGGTGCAGGGCGACCTCGAGGCCGTGCTCGACGACCGCTACCTGACGAACATGATCGAAGCGTCCCGTGAGGGTGACTCGGACACCACCGGCATCATCCTCGACCAGGCTTCGATCGACGCCTACGGCATCTACTCGCGCACCATCGCCGCTGTGTCGACCGAGCTCACCGAGATCGAAGGCGCCGCCCGAAACGCCCTAACTCGCTACGCCGAGCCTGTCGTGCGCGTCAGCCAGGTCGGGGTCGACGTCGGCAACATCTCCGGCAGCGACGGGCCGTTCTACGGCGACGGCCTCTACGGGGCCGGCGTCTACCCAGGTGCCACGCAGCAGTCGCTCATCCTGGCGGCCGACATCGGGACCCAGTTCACCATCACCGGGCTTCCCGCTCAGGCGCCATTCGACCCGTGGCCCCTGTTCCTCGAGGGCTACACCGAGTCGATCACGGCGACCAGCCACATGCTCACGCTCAACACGACGCCCGCTGACCGGGTGCAGAAGTGGGTTCTGGGGAGTCCGACGTTGTCGGTGCTCGCCTCAACCACCATCCCGGCCTACTGAGAGAGGGGCATCGTGGCGCTCACCTTCACCCCGCGGACCTGGACTGACGGCGAAGTCGTCACGATGGGCATGCTCAACGCCAACGTGCGGGACCCATTCGCCGAGTTGATGGCGTCGTGGAACACCTACGCCCCGACGTGGACCGCCACGACCACGAACCCCGACATCGGCAACGGCGTCCTTGATGGGCGCTACAAGCAGGTCGGCAAGACGGTCTGGTTCCGGCTCAGCATCCTGTTCGGGTCAACCACAGACAAGGGTGTCGGGACGTGGTTCCTGTCGCTGCCCTCGACGCCGCTCTACGCCAACACGGGCGAAACGCTTGGGACCTGCGCCATCCGCGACGTTTCGGTGCCATCGCAGGATGCGTTCTTCACCTACTACGCGTCGTCGTCTGGCAACAAGATCGCGATGAACCAGTCGGGCGGCACGCTGCTCGCCTCGACGACGATCGCGTGGGCCACTGGCGACCGGATCACCCTCAAGGGTGAGTACGAGATCCCGTGAGCGACTTCCTGACCTCATCGCAGCGACGCATCCGGGACCTTGCCACGAAGCAGGCGCCCGAGCCGTCCGTCGAGGAGCAGGTCACCGAACTCGAGCAGCGCGTCGACCGCATCGAAGCGGCCGTCGCACCGACCCCTGAGGAGACCTGATGGTCGCGCTTCCCACACCCGGCGTCAGCACCGGCTGGGGTGCCTCCCTCAACACCTTCCTCACCGAGGCGCTGCCGACTCCGATCCTGAGCTACGCCTCGGTCGGCGGGTCAAGCCAGACGACCAACGTCCAGGCAGCTGTCGACGCGACCCCGACCGGTGGCACCCTCGACATCCCCGCCGGCATCCAGATCCGGGTCGACGGTCAGATCAACATCACCAAGGCGATGACGATCCGCTCGTCCGGTCGTGGCGGCTTCTACTCCGGCGCAGGCGCGGGCGTGGCGCAGAAGATGTTCAACGTCACCTCGAGCGACGTCCACTTTCGCGGCGTCGGCATCAAGGGCGTCCAGTACACCACCCAGGTCGCCAACCAGACGGCCATCAACATCGTCGGGGCAAGCGCCGCTGCGCCGTTGCAGCGCGTCTCGGTGGTCGACTGCGACCTGAACACTTGGGGCCAGTACGGCATCAGCGCCGCGTACGTCACGGGTTTCAAGTTCGACGACAACGCGATCCGGGACATCAACTACGCCGGCATCGGGATGCTGTCCTGCATCAGCGGCACCGCCTCGGGCAACAGGGTCAGCAACATCCCAGGCGACTTCGCCACCACTGGCAACTACAACGCCTACGGGATCTTCACGTCCCGCAACTACGGGACCCTGGTTGACGAGCCCCGCACCTCGAACGTGGTGATCGCGGACAACACCATCAGGGACATCCCAACCTGGGTGGGCATCGACACCCACGGCGGTTCGATGCTGACGATCACCGGGAACAACATCCGCAACACCTCGCAGGGCATCTCGATCGTGTCGTCGCGCACCTCGGTTGGCGGCTCTTCGGACATCGCCCCGCTCGACGTTGCGATCACGGGGAACACCATCGACTCCACCGTCACCGATGGCAGCCGGAACTCGGGGATCGTCGTTGTCGCCAACTCGGCGCAGAAGGCGACCGGCGCGATCACCGGGAACCTGATCCGCGGCCACGGGTACAACGCCACGGACCCCTCCGGCGGCATCCAGGTCGAGTTCACCCGCGGCCTGGTGGTTAGCGGCAACGTGCTCGTCGAGTGCTCCCCGATCGGGATCTCCTTCGTGTCCGACAATGCGGGCTTCTCCTGTGAGGGCAACACCATCAACGACGTTTGGTCGACGAGCGTCACGACGAAGGCGATCAGTTGCTCTTCGGTCGGCGGGAACATCGGCTACATCGGCGGCAACGTCCTGCTGTCCTACACGAAGACTGCGACGAAGACCTCGGCCAACGGGGTCGGCATCTCCCTGCACGCCAGCGGCACCGGCAGCGCCGTGCGGACCGGGATCAACGTGATGAGCGTGGCCTCCATCCCGCTGTCCGACACCGCCAACTTCTCGGTCTCCTCGGTCACCGGGTCGCGAGGCGGCAACGCAGCGCTCGCGACCCTTCTCTCGGTCCTCGCGGCCAAGGGAATGATCGTGGATTCCACCACGGCCTAGCAAGGAAGCGGCCCCACCCCTCGCACCGAGGGGCAGGGCCTACCCACCGACTGCGGGTGCAACCGGGTCGGCGGGATCGCGCAAACGTAGCCGCCCGCACCGGGACGCGCTAGAGGGGGACCATTGCTGACTCGGGCCAACGTGACCGTCGCGTCACGCATCATGCTCCCGGCCTACATCGCGCACGCGGTGTTCTTCGGAGTCCTGTACGTCACCGACCCAGGCGGCCGGCTTCTCGTCGCCCCGGGCCTTGCGTTCGCCCGCATGATGATGTCGATGGGGGCGTGGGGGCTGATCCTCCTCATCGTTGCCGCACTCATGGCATCCGCGCTAGTGACCGGACGCCGCGCGCTGATGATCGCGGCGCTCTACCTCTATATGGCCGTGAACCTCATGTGGGCCGTCATCTACTTCGGCGCCCCGTTCGTCAACGAGTACGCCTCATGGGGCGGCGCTGGCTGGCCGCTGCTGGTCGCCACCGCCTGCGTTGCCTCGGCGCGCTCGCTGATGAAGCGCGAGGTCTGAGATGGACTTCGACGCAGTCAAGTCAGTGATCCTGTCGGTGATGACGGTCGCGACCATCATCGCCACCGCTGGCGTGGGCCTCATGTTCGGCTCGCTCCGAACTCTGCGCGACACCGCGAACGACCTCCGCAGCCGCGTGACCGACCTGGAGAAGGAACGCGCCGAGGACAAGGGTGCGAACGCCGAGCTCAAGGCAGAGAACAAGCTGCTCACCTCAATGGTGCAGGGCAAGGTCGAGTGGGTCGCTCTCACGGACCTGCTCGAGGAGCACCACCGTCAGGCCATCGTGAAGTGGGACCTGACCGACAAGCACCTGACCGTGATCGAGAAGGCCATCGCCCGAACTCTTGCGGCGATCGAGCGTGCCGTGAAGAACACCGGAGGCAGTCTGTGATCTCGCGTACCCGGCTGGGTTGGGCGCTGTTCTCGGTGCTCATCGGCGCACTAGTGGTCGGGTTCGTCGTGATGGGCATCGTGACGGCTGCAACCGTGTCAGCCATCCGCGAGTCGCAGCTGACGAACCGCAAGTTGGCGGTCGACAACGCGAAGGTGCTCGACCGGATCAACGACTGCACCACGCCTGGCCGCAAGTGCTTCGACGACGGACAGAAGCGGTCAGCCTCGGTGATCTCCACGCTGAACCAGGGTGCTGCCGCTGCTGCCGCTGCCGCCGCTGCCTGTGCCGACCGTCCGGGGATCAGCGGCTACCGCGAGATCAAGGCGTGCGTCGACCGGACGCTGGCTGACCAGCGGCGCTAGAGCGCCCGGGTTCGCTGATACCGCGCTTCCCCGAAGGGGTTGGCAGGCGCTCCGTCCGAACTTCCCGGGCCTTGCGCGAACTCGTCTGACAACTGGCCTCAGCGACCAATACGATTCTACGCCGAGGGGCGGCCCGCCATGTCCTTCCGACTCATCCACGCCAGCGGCAATCAGTTCGACACCGACCGCAACCGCCGCGCCATGTACCCCGCCGCCGCAGCCAAGGGTGACGTGTTCACCACAGGCGAGGCGAACAAGGACCACGCCACCCTGCGTGCGATCCCCGGCTTTGACTCGGTCATCTACTCCGAGCTCAGCGTCGCGTGGCGGCGCAGTGACTTCGACCTGATCCAGACTGGCGCGCGGCTCGTCATGGGTGGCGGCAAGCATGGCCCGCTCGGCAGCAAATCCACCGCCCGCCGCGGCCCGAACCGCTACGCCCTCGTCGCCGTCCTGCGCGAGAAGAAGACCGGGCAACAGTGGATCATCGCGACCCATCACAGCATCGCCAAGGCTGACACGTCGTTCCTGTGGCGCCGGCCGCTCAGGTCGCAGGGCTTCAAGAACTTCGCCGCCTTCGTGGCCGCCTACCGCAAGCGCTACCCGCACGCACAGGCCGTCCTGACGGGCGACTGGAACGCCAAGGGCGCCGCCACCTTCCCGGGATTCACCGAGCTCCCCACGCCCGCCACGTTCGGCCGTCTGCGCTACGACCGCATCCAGGTCTCCAGCGACGTCCGCTCGTCCGGGCTCGCCAAGTTCGCCACCGTGCTCGACCACGACGGGCTCGCCGTCACCCTCTCCGCGATGGGCGCCACGCCGACGCCCCCGCCCCCTGCACCCAAGCCCCCGGAGGCCCCCGTGGCTGCCACATCCCAGAACGGCTACACCGCCAACACGGCGTCGCTCATGCAGCAGTTCACCGTCCCCGGAACCGACCGCAAGGTCACGCTTCGCAAGGGCGCACCGGGCCAGCTGCTCGTCACGTTCGCAGCGTGGTTCGACAAGAACATCGAGTCGGTCGACGGCGGCATCCTCGACGACTGGGGCTACGCGAACCGGCCCATCCGCGGCTCGACGACCGGGCTTTCCAATCACGCCTCGGGGACGGCGCTCGACATCAACGCGCCCCGTCACCCGCTCGGCAAGGCTGGGACCTTCACGCCCGCCCAGGCTGCGAAGATCCGCGCCGAACTCAAGCGGTACGACGGTGCGATCCGTTGGGGTGGCGACTACTCGGGCCGCAAGGACGAGATGCACTTCGAGATACACGCCGACGTCGCCACCTGTGAGCGCGTGCTGGCGAAGGTGACCGCACCTCAGGTCACTCAGGCCCCCGTCCTGAACCACG